TGTATATTGGAATACATCATATTGCTGTCAAAATTACCTTGACGAACATCGGTTGGTACTAAATTTACATTGGTTGCCATGTAGTATTAATCCTTTTCTAAATACTATGTATGTCGTATAAAGGAAGATTTAAGCCAAAGAATCCCTCTAAGTACAAGGGAGATCCCAATAATATTGTGTACCGTTCTCTGTGGGAACGTAAATTTATGACATTTTGTGATAATACGGAAAACATAATAAATTGGGCTTCTGAAGAACTACCAATACCATATCTTTCTCCTGTAGATAAGCGTTATCACCGTTATTTTGTGGATTTTGTTATACAGGTTAAAGAAAAAGACGGCTCTGTGCAGACATATATGGTAGAAATAAAACCCCATAGAAAGTGTCAAGAACCCGCAAAGAAAAAGAAAATAACTAAAGGTTACTTACAGGAAGTTGTTGAATGGCAAATAAATAAATCAAAATGGGCTTTTGCGGAAGAATTTGCTAATAAAAGAAACTGGAAATTTAAAATAATAACAGAAAAAGAACTTTTTGGAAAAGAAGAACCCCCAGAATCCGAATCGTAACCCACAAACCGCAATATCGTGGTTGAGGGATAGTATGCGGGGAATAAACAAATCCCAAAAAGGAAAACCCGATGACTATAAGCAATTTCTTCTAGATCCTTCTAAAAATCTAAAAAGAAAATTAACTGGACAGGTTTTACTTTTTCGTTATATACCCAAATCTAAGGATAGGATATTTGATCGTTATCCTTTAGTGATAGTAACAGGCATATCTGGATCGATGTTTTCTGGAATAAATTTGCATTATATACCACCAATGGATAGATTTAAAATGATTCTACTGATGAATAATCTTTTGTATAATTACAACGAAAGAGATCCCCAAAAGGTAAGAGTTAAAATTTTGTCCTTGTTGAATAAGAAAATATTTGCTAAATATTATGGCACAGTTTTTAACAATTATTTACCAAAAAACATAATGGGTAAACCTAAAATAACAACACCAGAAGAATGGACAAATTTTGCGTTTCTTCCAGTTTTTAAGGGAGTAAATCCAGCAAATTTGTATTCTGAAATACGCAAGGAAGTATCTTAATGGCATCAGATGTAGCCAGTAGTTTAAGAGCAATAACCGGTTTGGTGCGTCCAAACAGATTTTCTGTAGATATTTTTCTGCCAGGAACTTCATTAAGCGCATATCAAATTTTAGTAGAATCTGTTGAATTTCCTGCACTCGCTCTTGGTACTGCCGATTTTCAATATAACACACAACCCATAATTAAAATCCCATATGCTAAATTACCGGCACAAACATGCAATATCACTTTCAGATTGGATGGTGCTGGAAACCCCACGGCAGATTTGTATGCATTTATGGAAAAAGCAAGTCCCAAAAGTCAATCTGATTATTTTGTAGAATATGTAAATAATTTATGGGGCACTTTAAACATAGTTGCTATGGATTCTGCAAGCAATACACTATATGCAGTTAGACTCAATAGAGTATTAATAACAAACATAGACGCCGCTCAATTGTCTTTTGATGACAGAGATTCATATTTAAAACAAACTGTCACTTTCTCATATCAAGATGCAGAATTTACAAAATCGAATAATCGCTAAGGAGATTAAATAATGTTACCAAAAATTGACGTTGCAACCTTTGAAATGAAATTACCATCAAATGGTCAAAAAGTAAGATATAGACCATTCTTAGTAAAGGAAGAAAAAATTCTTCTAATTGCCGCAGAATCTAAAGACAATGATCAGATTCTGCAAGCAATGGATCAAGTTATAACAAATTGTTTGATCGATAAAGTAGATATTGAAGAATTACCATCATTTGATATTGAATATATTTTTCTAAAATTAAGAGAAAAATCAATAGGTGAAGTAATCAAAGTGAATGTTATTGATCCAGATACAAATAAAAAATTTGAAGTAAATGTAGATTTAAATAAAGTTATAGTAAAAAGATCAACAAAACACGAAAAAAGATTAAAATTATCAGATTCTTTGTTTGTGGAAATGAAGTACCCAAACATGCGAGCAATTCTATCAGTAGATCCATCTAAACCGTTGGTAGAAAATGGATTCAATATCATAGTAAATTGCATTGATAAAATTTACGATAAAGATTCTGTATATAATGCTTCAGACTATTCTAAAAAAGAACTACAAGAATTTGTAGAACAATTTACGCAAGATATGTACGAAAAAATGAGTAAATTTTTTGATACAATGCCCTCAATATACTATGAGTCGGAAGAAATGTCGCCGTATTCACAAAAGAAAGTAAAGGTTGTTTTGGATAAATTTGTTGATTTTTTCGACTAGGGCTGGCGAATGAGTCTTTGGAAAACATGTATAAAACAAACTTTATACTAATCCAAGAACATAAGTACAGCCTAACTGAATTGGAAAATATGATACCGTGGGAGCGAGAAATATATCTAAATCTTTTAATAAAACATGTAGAGGAAATAAATAAAAGAAAAGAACAATTAAAGAAAAAATAACTAATGTTAGCACTACCAACAATAACATCCGAGGGTAAACAAAACACTAAAGCAGTTTCTGGTATTGGACGAATGTTCTCAAATACTGGAACTGCTATGGTTTCTTCTTTTCAAAGAAACACGACTCCATCACGAAGAAGAATTGCCCGTCCAGAGTCATCTACTCTGTCAGAAAAAATGGATGCTGCGGTACAAAAACAAACTCAGGGATTAGATTACAAGTTTGTCAAAAAGGCATTTGATATTTACATAAACTTAGCAAACAACATAAAAAAGACTGTAAACGATTTAATCCAAAAAGTAAAAACCATACTTGGTATACAAAATGAAAGTGCGTCGTTAAAGGCACAAACTCGTTCACCAATACCCCAACAATCGACAGAACAACTAAGAGAAACCGCTGAGGCTCAACAAGAACAAGTTTCTTTGCAGATGGATCAAAATAAAACTTTAATCGACATTAAAGTTATTATGGAAAAGATCTTGAAGAAAATTGGAACGGGTGGTTCTGGTGAGGATTCTGGTGGTGGATTGTTGAGCACTGCCGCCGATGCTGCTATTCTTGCTTCTACATTAAGAAGAGGAGGAAAGGCTGGAGCACTTTCTCGTGTTGCCAGAGTTGCTGCTGGTGGAAAATTAGGAGCACTTGCAAAGGTAAGAGGCGCATCTGCCCCAATTACAACAGCCGCTAAAGCAATTGATACCACAACAAAAGCAGCAACTGGCACAAAAGCAGCAATAACAGGAACGGCATCAAAAGCAGGAAGCAAAGCATTATCTCTTCTAGGTTTTGGAACTGCACTTGGTGCCGCTGGATCAGCTGCTCCAGCAATAGCACAATCAGTAGCCCCAGTTGCAGCCGGAATACAAAACATTCCAGGTCAAGGGTTTGTTATGCAACCCCCGTCAACACCAACCACAAGTCCTGCTCAACTACTTTCAACCCCCGCATCCACAACAGCACAAGCCGCCGCAGCAGCACCAAAGCCCGGCTTCTTTGGTAGAATGTTACAAACTGCAAAAAATATAGGCACTGGTGCGGTGGGGATGGTGAAGCAACTTGGACAAGGTGGTCTAGAATTAGCAAAAGCCATTAAAAATCCTATGGCATTCTTAAAAGGACCTGGTAAAAACGTAATACTTCCTGCTCTAAAAAGAGTACCATTGCTTGGTACTGCAATTGAAGGTATCATCGGATACTTAAACATACCAGCAATACAACAAGATCCCAATTTAACTCCAGAACAAAAGAAGGAAGCAATTGGTGCGGAATTAGGTAAAAGAATGGGTTCCCTTATCGGAACTACCATAGGTTCCGCTGTAGGTTTGGTTGGAGGACCTTTGGGTTCAATACTCGGTGGAGTTATTGGAACGTATGGTGGTGAATACGTTGGTAATTTAATTGCAGAGGCAATAGGACCAAAAGAAGTTTATGAATTTGCGGCTTCTGTGCCTGGAATAGGTGATTGGTTTAAGAAGGGTGTAGAAAAACCAACAACAGCAGAAGGACAAACGCCAACAGCAAAGGTAGAAACACCATCATTGAAGGAAACTGTTGCACCTACACCATCTATAGCACCTACAGCAGCGTTTGAATCAACACCAACTGCTTCTCTATCCCCCGCGCAACAATCAACAACAGGAGAAGCAGTACGGTATCAAACTCAACAAAATATGAATAATGATTTGATGCAAACACCAGTTTCGGCAGCAAATACACAACCAGTAATTATAAACAATAATTATTACAACAATGGCACAAAGATGATGCCAATGGGTCAATCCGGTGGAACAGTAGTAGATGGTGCAGCAATACCACCAGATGAGAGCGGAATGGCAGCAGCACTAACCAGAGATGTCGCTAGAAGTTCTGGATTTGGTGTGCATGTATAAAAGAAAAGACGGCGTTTAAGCCGTCTTCTCCAAATTACACTCAAACAAAATTAGTTCACTCTTCCTTTGCCAACTTCTCAAAGTAAGAGAGCGCATCCTCTTCCTCCGCATCATCTTCGACCGGAGACTTCTTTTCTGGCATCTTTGGAGGATTCTTGAACTTTGGTGCAGAACCAAAACGCTGCTCCGCGTCCTCAATCTGCTCCATCTCTTCCGCAGTCTTTGCCTTACCTTCACTGCCACCACGAAGAACTGATTCCATCTTAGACTTTAGTTCGTCATAAGACTTGAAGTTCTCGGGATTAGTGAACTCCTTAAGAGCATACTGCTTCTTCCAAAGTGCTTCCAACTTTGCATCATCACCACCAAGAAGCGGAGTTGGCTCTTCAAATTCACTCTTGTCATAGTTGATATAACCAGCAACCTTGCGAATCTTCAACTTGAAGTTTGCACCTTGCCAGAAATCAAACACATTGACAGGAGAATCATCTGGGAATTCGGGTTGGATCTTCTCCATGATCTTATCAAAGATCTTCTTACCGAACTTAAAGAGGAACACCTTACCCTCGTTCTCTGGGTGCTTTGGATCGGAAACAACATAAACATTGGCAACATAACTCAACTTGCGCTTACGATCACGCGCAACAGTCTTGTCGTCTTCAATCCCGCTGTTCCAAAGTTCGTTGTTTGCTTCACACACTGGGCACTTCTTACCTAGTGTAGTTGGGCAGTTCTCAATGAACCATCCACCCTTGCCTTGGAACCCGTGACTAAACACACGCGCCCAAGGAACATCCTCACCGTCAACGACCGGTAGGAATCGAATTACTGCAAAACCATTTGATGCTTGATCCAGTTCAGGCTTCCAGAACCGGTCGTCCTTGTACGACTCTGCACCACCCTTGTTCAACTTATCCAACTCTTGGGTGATCTTTGAGAGATCGGTGGACTTCTTCTTTAAATCTTTAAATGACATTTGTATCCTTTCGTGTACGAAGTATTAAAGTGTGACAGATATACGAAGTATTATAACCGTATTATGTAGGTAAGTCAAATAGGAAGTCGAGAAGATTTGGGCAGGAAGTTCAATGACTGTGCTTCGGC